CTTTTATCTAAATTCAAAGCCTTTTTTTCGCCCTCAACAAAAAACCTAGCTCTACTTTTTTTCAATCAACTTACTACCTAAGTATGTCTCAACAATTATTTTTCACTGACTCTCAAGTCTATGACAACACAGATAAAGTTCTTCACCGTCCTCAATTCAATGTTAAATTTATTAGAAACATCTCCAAAGATATTCACACTATTAAATATAATACTAGAGAACAAAAACTTACTGAACAAATTGTTAAGAAAGCAATTTACAAATTTGCTACTACACAAGAAGCTGAAACCATTATTAATGGCTACCGTCGCTCAGATGGCTCAGACTTACAATCTGAAATCAACTTCCTTAAAGCAGACAATCCTCCGTTTAAACTTAAAAGAGATTTTCACTATCTCCGTGCTCTCAACGTAACTCGCAAGTTATTTCAACCAGACCACAAACTTAAACCTGTCGCTTACCCCGATCTCCGCTACTATCCCTGGAACCTCAAGACCAGCGCAGAAACGCCGTTCACACAGAAAACCAGATGGCATGATCACACTAAAGCTAAGCACGCTCTTGGCTTAACAACCTCCTCAAATCGTTCATTTCATAACCTATATAATGAAATTTTCGAAAAGAACCGCCGATTAGTTCATCTAATTAAAAACCGTTCTAACAAATTCTTCACCCCAGATGGAACTCCCATTCCTTATTACTGGCACTCTCTTCACACTCGGGCTCATCTAGTCAAATCAGATCAACCTGATAAAAACCGTGCTGTTTTTGGAACACCGAAACTCCTTCTCCAAGTCGAAAACATGTTCTTATGGCCTTTAATGAAAGAATACCTAAATAAGCAGTTCTCCTCTCCAATGTTATGGGGATATGAAACCTTCAAAGGTGGCTGGCGCCGTCTTTACAATCATATCTATTCCACAACTCGACCTAATACCTTCCTTGGTATCGATTGGTCCGGATTTGATCGTAATGCACTTTTCGAAGTCATTGACGATGTACACACAATCTGGAAATCTTACTTCACATTTACTGAAGGATACACTCCTACAAATGAGTATCCCAAAGAACGAAGTTCAACCAATCCTGATAAAATTGAAGCCTTATGGCAGTGGATGACCCATTCCGTTAAGTACACTCCTGTTCTTGCCGAATCAGGTAACCTATATCAATTCACATATAATGGAATTGCCTCCGGTTATCAAGAGACTCAACTTCTCGATTCATTCGTCAACTGCATCATGATACTTACAACCCTTTCCGCACTCGGTATTGATATTGAATCAAAACATTTCTTTATCAGAATTCAAGGCGATGACTCCTTAATCGCTATTCCCGAACGCATATTCACTATTTACAACAAAGAATTTCTTACTTTGTTAGGTAATGAAGCTAAATTAAGATTCAACGCTGACCTCAACGTTGATAAATCTTCAATCTCAGATGATCTATCTGATATTGACGTCCTTAGTTATCAAAATAAATTTGGTAACGCTTATCGTGACCCACTAGGTCTACTAGCTCAATTACTTTATCCAGAAAGATTCCGCTCACTAGGTGCAACCGCATCCTCAGCTGTTGGAATTGCAATGGCATCAATGGGACAATCTAAACTTGTCTACAACGTATGCTATGATGTCTGGAATTTCCTCACCCAGGACATGAAAGTTACACCAAAAGGTGTTAAATTTCTAACTCTTGGCCT